TCCATACCACCCGTCCATGTCGTACTGTTTGCCTTCAGATTGTTTAAGCCAATTAACAAATTCTTGCTTAGTGAGTTTCGCTGTCATGACTATTAACCTCACTTTCATATTCATTCACATCGTACTTGACATTGTCGCTATCGTCAGTGAATGGCAGTGATGTGTCGAATGTAACAAGCTCTTTTTCTGATTTATCTGGTGTTATATCTGAATTAACTCCTTGCCATTCCACAAATTCATCAGGATTAGTGCTATCTCGTGGTTGTTGGTATGTTTGTGCAATTCCCGAATCAGAAACACCTTTAGACGTTGGATCAGTAATAACACCTATTCCTGCTAGTAAAGTTAAAACAGCACCTATAATACCACTGATTTGTTCGAGTTGTGCGGATAAATCAAAACCAAGTAATTCAGTCACTTGTTTTACAAATAACAAAATAGCACCTACTAAACCAGTAAGTACCGCTTTGTTTTGAAAACGTAATTTCCAGTTTATATTCATTCAATTCATCTCCTTAAATTAAAAAGCCGACCAGTGAAGATCGACTAAAGAATAAATGTTGCAGTTATTGGGAAAAAGTCATTTTCAGTTATTGTTGTATTACCTGTAGACGTTCTAAATAATTCAACAGCTCCGCTAGAACCTACTGTCCATCTCGCAAAAGATGCTATACCGCCACTTTTTGTACTTGTGTTCTGAACAAAAGGGGTGTCAGTTGTAACCAAACTGCTAATGTTGCTAGGTAAATTAGCAATAGTAATAGGCGATGTTGTAATACCTTTAACTGCACCTTTGAGAGCTAATATATTTACTCCATCTAAATTAATTAATCGGTATTTAGGTGTGTATGATGTACTGTATTCTTTCACACCATTGATTAATGTAAAATCTAACCACCCCGTATCAGATTTCACCGGAGATACACCAGCAGGACCTTGAGGACCAGCGGGGCCGATAGGGCCAGTATCGCCTTTAGGACCAGTTAACCCTTGTGGTCCCATTTCTCCCTTTGGTCCGGGTAAACCTTGTTCTCCAGTTTCACCTTTCAAACCTTGCGGGCCAGGAAGCCCTTGTATACCAGTTTCGCCTTGAGGACCAATAGGACCTTGCTCACCCTTGTCTCCCTTTGGTCCGGGTTCTCCTTGTGGTCCTTGTTCTCCGCGTGGGCCGATAGGACCTTCCACTCCTTGTAAACCTTGCGGGCCAACCTCGCCCTTTTCACCTTGTGGTCCAATCGGGCCAGCGTCTCCTTTAACACCTCTGAAAGTATCTACGTTATCATTTAAATATTCCATTACATCTGATTTTAATTTCGGTTCAAAGTCATCGCCTAATAACTGAATGGCATTCTCTTTAATGATACGGCGTACAGTATCGTCTACTAATGTTACAGATACCTCTTTAGTTACAACGGAATCAATCCCGCTATCGCTTATATTGAAGTGAAAAGTAACTACATGAATAGAATTAGCATCGTCTGTTAAGAATAACTTACTAGTCACCTTGCCGACGTGCTTAATAACATCTTTGCTTATGTTGTATTGTATTAATCCGTTGATGGGAGATACAATTTCAATGGATTCATTTACAAAAATCGAACCATCTTCACAGAATAAATCTAATTTAGGTTTTAACGTCGTTTTGCTTAGGTCTAAAACTGAACCTTTCCAATTAATACTTATCCGTATAGAGGCAGTACCTAAATCTTTGGTATAAAAATTGGCGCCAATATTCCCTATATCGACGCCCTGCTCATTGATTTCTGCTTTAATATCTTTATTTTTATAAATCACTTAACCACCTCATCTATATTGATCGCGCGTATAAAACATTCCGCTTGTTTTTATGATTTTATAATAATCATGTATTGTAGTTGCTTGATGTTTACACCAATTTATATCAGTTGCATATTGATGTGTAGCAGGGTTTTTAGGGTTCCATCTCATACGGTATAACGTATTTTGTCCTTTATCGATATAACCCTCACGAACAAATTTAGCTCCACCAATAATGGCTTTAGCTGGTGTAGTCCAACCTTCATTTCTAGCAAATGTTATAGCGTTATTTGGATTGCTATCAAAAGCACCAATACCAAAGTAGTTATAAACGCCGTAACGTCCACTAGCAAAGTTTGATTTACCATGTCCGCTTTCAAGTAAAGCGTGTGCTATTAGATAGATTTCATTTACTTGATATCTTTTACAACCGTCTGCAAATGCTTTACCCTGTCCACTTAAAGTACCTTTACCAGAAAGTAATTGATTTAATTTACTAACAGGTATCCCTTGATATTTGCCTAAATTCAACATTTGATAACGTTGCTTCGAATTATTCCAAATGGTAGTAGGATTCATAGCATTGCTGGTTTGGGTTCTGCTCGCATGATGCCAGCCCCAACCACTATTTGTTTGAGGTGCTACACGCATTTGCCTGTCAAGTGCTTGCCCAAAAGTGTATTTGCTTTTTTCTACCACAATTTTAGGTGTAGACGGCGTCGTCTTAACAATAGGCTTAGATGTGTTGGTAGTTTCTTTTGTCGCTTCATTTTGTGCCACAATATCTTTATTTTTATTATTAACAATCGTTTTTATTTTGGATTTAGTAACTTTATATTCTGCTTTATTGACTAATAAGTTGTCTTTATTGGCATATAATCCAACGGCAGCCTTCGCAAGTTCTTCCAATTTTTCTTTAGGAGGAAAGCCATCTTTAATAAAATCCCAGTTAACATGTTCTTTTAGGGAGCGCCACATTCGTTTATCGACTTTAATGTTTTTAAAATTTAAATCGATTTTATACTCCTCTAATAATGTAGCTCCAATAATCATTGCCCATAGCTCATTTAATATAAAACCTTCTTTATCATCGCTATAGTCACCGCATACTTCTATTACAATATTGTTAGGGTCATTCGGATACTCGTAATCATTGGGGCGTGGTTGCCATATAGCTAGTCTGTCGATGTAATAATGCGGGTAATCATTTGAATTAATATATTTATTTCGGTCATTGTATAAATCACTAACAGATCGCATAGAGTGCGCGTTGCGTATAGTAATCCCTTTAACAGCACCAGTACGCCTTTGCCCCCATGCAACAAAGTGCTCGAACCTATCAGGCGTGCCAAAGTCATCACGTTTAGTGGTGTATACAATTTCAGTAACCTCTTTAAATCTGACTTCTGGCTTAGACGGTTCCGTTTTTTCAAGTTGTACTTTTTCTTCTTCAGTTAATACTGGTTTACTTGACGGTTTAGGCGTTGGTTTAGTAGGTTGGTCTATAATAACTGGTGCTTTTTTGTAAGGAGGTCTAACAAAGTGAGTTACACCATTGTAGTTGTGTGTGATTTTTTGAGCGATACTACCTGTCCAGTTGGCTGTGTACCAGTTCTGATCAATACTTACAAACTTACTAGTATTGCTTGGTCCAACAACGATTGCAACATGTCCTGGATTACTACCTGCCCATACTGCCCAGTCGCCTGGTAAGGGTACAAAAGAAGGGGTATTTCTGTATATTTTAAAGTTATATCCTCTATAATTACTTTTAATGGCCATCGCATTGGCGTTGCCCCATGTTGTGAATCCCCAATACCTTTTAAGTATATAGTTAGGTAAATCCCAACATTGCATACCATAATAACCATCAACGTCAACACCTCTGCCCCGCTTGGCAAGGTCAGACGCCCATTCTACAACATCTTTAGCTGTTGGTTTACCGCTAGTTGGTAAGGCCATGACATCACTTCTCTTTCATAAAAATAGCCGACACCGAAGTGCCGACTCTTTTTAAACATTATTTACATCTACCGAACCAAAAGCACTCCCAGAATGACGCTCCAAATGTTAAAAATTCGAACATAGTATCACCTCCTTTAAAAGCCAAACAACATACGTAATAAAGCTAGTATAGCTGTGCTTAAAATAGTGCCTATTACACCAAGCATCCACATTTTGAGATCTTTGATATTTTTGGCATTTTCTTTTTTATTTTCTTCTTCCTTCAATCTATCTCGTTTTAGCTCTTCAAAAGTTCTATCGAGTTTGTCGTAAACTTTTTCTTGTGTCCTCAAACTATGTTCAATACCATCCAGTTTTTTAAACATATCTTTGTCGTTATCCTCAAGACGCCTAATACGCCATTCGTGCTCATGCTTTTTCGTGAAACCAAACACTAAGTCACCTACTTATTTTGAAATAGAGGCCATTTTATAACTCTTGGTACTCTACTTCTGTAATTTGTTTATATTGCTCTGGCGTAATCCATTCTGCCCTTACGAACACTTTAAATTTTTCGTTAGTATAAACACCTAAACTGTACATATATTTAAGGCTTTCAAAACTCATTTAAATTTCCTCCTTTGTAGCAAGTGATACAGACAATTCTGCTGTGACTTTTTGTAAATTTTTGATTTCTAAATCTTGCACCGCGATTTGTGCCATCAATTCTGCAACTAACATATCTTTGTTAGGCGCTACTTCTTCAGGCTCGTGTTGCTTTTCGAATTCTTCTTTAGATGTGCCAATCCATTTATTTTGATGTTGATCAAAATAGAACGGCTGATATAGTCCATCCGGTACTGGCACTTCAGTGTATTCAAATTCCGGATATACACTTTCGCCATCCTTATCTGTAAAAACTAAAAATGGTTGGCCATTATCCACGTTATAAACTACTTTTTCGATATTCAATTTATTCACTCCTTAATTATCAATCCAATTCATTTCACCATATAAATAGCCGGTTTTAGTGTTCCACCCGCTCGTTTCTCCGTTGACATAAAATCTCACTTCACCAGAAGGGCGAATCGTTACATATCCACCTGCAAACGCGCTAGATACCGGCACACGTACAGGGAATGACTGCGAATATTTTGTAAATGTAGGAGGGAGTTGAGCTACAACTTGTCCACTGGTTACATTCGAGCCATTCAAACGTAAATAATTAGTAGTGATGCCACCACTTATAACTTTACGATAAGCACATTTAAATCCAGTTTGTTCGCTATCACTATTAAACGCGGAATTAGATACTGCACCATTTATCAATAAAAATTCAATCCAACCAGTATCATTTGGTTCGCTGATTTTTTGCCATTCCGTCCAACTATCAACACCTTTTTTAGTGCGAATATATACTTCGTTTGATGTGTACGGTGTGTAATAAAACTTCATATAATTATCGTCAACAATGTGCACCGATAAAAACCCATTACTAACAACGTTTTTAGGACCATTAACAGCTGAATAAAGGTAATATAATCCAGATTTTGTTATTAAGTTAGAGGGTTTGTTAAAATCTAAATCTCGAATGCTAATAGCCATTCCAGTATTTGTGGTTAATGGCGATTTTTGCCAATCCAAAGTGTTGATTTTAGAATCAACATCGTTAGGCGTCGCAAAAGCGTTACTGTTGTATGCAGTGTTGAATTCTTGAATTTTAGTATCAATATAACTTTCAGAATCGCTCACTTTTGTATCAATAACCTTACTTCCTTCATCAACTTTAGCTTGTATTGATGATTCACTATTACTAGCGGCAACCTCAATATCGTTTTTATATTGGGTTAGTAAAGACAACAATTCGCTTTTAGATGTACTAGCCACATTGTTAATTGTTGATGTAACTTCTTTTTTAATTATTTCCATGCGATCTAACGCTTGTTGACTTGCATCTTGAACTTGCGTTACATAATCCCCTAATGTTTCAAAAGATTTTTCAATATGCACTGCCTTTTCTTCTAATGCATTTTTTAAATCGTCGAACATTCTAAAGTATTGAACCTTAACCTCGCCTTTGATTTGGTTAGGCAATGAGTCGGCAACATAAAAATTAAACTTCCCTAAAGTAGCAATGTCAGTTGTACCATTTACTGCTAATAGTATTTGACCTTCACACTCGGTTTCAGTTGCAGCCTTCAAGAATTCATTAGGTACTGTCGCACCAACAATGCCACCGCTAGAGTCTATAATTTCTAAATCTAATTGCCCCGACATGCTTCCATTTGACGACTTTAACCATAGATAACCAGTAATGTTGACTGGCCCTAATTGATAAGGGAATCCATTTCTATGCACAATGAAACGTAATTGAGCAGTATTGCTATCAGTATTATAAAAGCCTATCTGCGTTGATGAGATAGGCTTGTAATATGGTGTATTCTCTTGTTTTAAAACGCCGATTTTATCTAAATTTGTCACTAAGAAATACCCCCTTTAGTTACTGGTTGAACGTAACATACAGCCACGCCATAACCTTTACTAGCATCGTAAGGCGTTGTTACTTCCATAACTCTATAGTAGCCATTTACGTTATCTTTAGTACCTTTACCATTTTTAGCGCGCAACCAATCACCTTTTTGTACAGTATCATCAACTGCAATGTAGATTTGCCCTACAAGCCCTACAACATTCCATTCAGGACGTTCAGCACGTGATTCATAGTGCTCATTTTCGACATAATCTTCGCGTTCTACAGGCGCATCAATGTATTCTGAATACTCGTTACCTTTATCATCAGTCCATGTTTTTAATTGCTTTTCTGTCACAATAACCCCAAACTCATCACGCTTAAATCTGTCTTTATGGTGGAATATTTGGTCACCTAAAATGATGCCTGCAGTCCCTGAAATAACACCTAATGGCACATCGTTTTCCTGACATTTTCGAATATATCGCCCTTCTAAAGTTACTATTGTACCATTTGCAATCGCCTGACCTGATTGTGATTCGAAATACTCCGCATAATCGGCAAAGTTATTGCTAGTTGTTACTTGTCCTGCGGTTTTAATATTACCGCTTGTTGATGACATATCAATTTTAATATTTGCCGTACTTGCACCATTTGCGCCGTAACCTAGCAAGAATGCATAGTTACCACGTGATTTAACACCACGGCTATTAACAATTGTTTGACAATAACTACCTGGAATAGTTTCTGATTGCAAAGAATTGATGACCGCACTACGTGATCCATGCGCTTGCGACCCCATACCAACACCTGCAATCCATGAACGTGCACTATGCGCATATGAACCACCAGTTGAAGCTAAAGCTGCACCTACTTCAGATAAGGCGCCGCCACCAGTGACTCCAGCAGACAAACCACCTTTTAAAACTGTTGGTACTTTTGAATATTTCTTTTTACTGATTACAGCTTGATTAGTATATCCTTCTGCTTGTACACCGATGATTTCAGCTGTATTATTGTACATCTCAATTGCAGTACCAGTACCAGCACCGATTAAATTAGCACCAATAATCTTAGTATCGTAAACCTGACCGCCACCCGCAATACCGATGTATTTAGAGGATTTGAATAGGTTGACGTTAGCAAAAGTAACTTTTTTAGGTCTGTTAGAACCACCCATGATTTTTAAATCAGCGCTAGCCTCTGTAAAGCCTTGAATATTCACACCGTTAAATACAACATTCTCCGCTCTGAATTGAACAACGGCTACTGGTTGTTTAGCAGTCCATTTAGAATCGCCAATTGCACTAAAATTGTTTACTAATACATTGCGGTACGCACATACAACGATAGCACGTGGCGTAGTATTCGGATAAACTTCATTGAATTGTGGATATACTGCACTACAGTTATTTAACACTACATTGTAAGCAGTCTTAGATTGAGCGTCACTTGCTCTGTGATGCCCAATGTGTCGAATATTATAAGCTCGTGTGTCACGTATAGATAAATGATTGTTAACAAATACATTTTGAGGCGCACACGCTGGTTCATGTGCTTTAATCTCAAGACCACCGTAGTTATTTTCTGATTTGTTATCAGAAAGAAAAATAAATTGTGAACCGTCATCAACTTCAATGCCGTTGTTATTACCTCCACCAACTGGATCATGTGAATAACAGTCTGTAATCAGAATGTATCTACTCCAGTGAGTAGTTATGCCATCATCACCAAAGGTATGCGTTTCGCAATTATTCACATGCACATATTTACTTTCTAGCAATTCACTTGGTCTAGCGCCATCGCCACCGTAAAAGTATTCGTCTACGCCATACGTGACGTCAATACCGTGTAATAGGTTGTTATAGGATTTAATGTTGTAAATATAACCGTTCTTAACGCCTGCGAATCTTACGCCACTGGAAAGCGAACCTCCTGCAGGTTTCAATGCTCCACCTTGTCGCCCTCTATTACCATTTACACTGAAATTCTCAATAGCAATATTCTTTGCGTTGCCACCCATTGTTAGGTTAGTAACTACAATTGCATCTGCAGGCGCATCATCTGCTAGTTTAATTGTTGTAATATCTTTACCTTGCCCAACTAATCTTGTGTTGTTAGGTAATCTCAAACCATATACTTTATAGGTACCGCCTGACATAGTCACTTGTACATTACCGTTACCAAACGCTTTTCTAAAAGCCTCTGTACTGTCTTTAACACCTGTAGGGTCGGCTCCAAATTCATCGACGTTCACTACGCGATTAATTTTGTCTAATAAGTTTTTTAAACCTTTTTCTCGGTCGTTTTTTTCACGCAAAAAGTCGTGTTTCAACCGCTCCTCCAACGTGTTATGTTGGATTGCGTCAATTGATACACGACTTTGTCTAACTTCTTGCTGACCATTCCCTAATGCACCTAATACTAAATGGTCGTTTACTTCGTTCTGATACCTTAACTCGTCCCCAACACTAGTCTTTTGACCTTTTTTAGTGTAGTGAGTTACATTATCAGAATTATGCGCATCTTTCTCATTTTTTCTATGGTATTCAATATCGTCTGTTATTCCCTCGAAAGCATTCTCAATCTTTTCGTAGTTGCTCTCATTTTGACTTATAAATTTATCATTGAAAAATACATCTAATTTTTTAAATAAGTTTAATTTCAATCATTAAACCTCCTTGGCTATCAATTGGCCACTTGTATTTACAGTAATATTGTATTTTTTTCCATTTTCTCCTGTAATAATTAAACTGTTGGTATTAGGTTGAGGAGTATCACTAATTTTGTCTAATTTGACCTTATCCTCTTTGCTCATTAGTCCGTTGGTTGATTGTGTAACGACTTTCATAGCGTCCATATTAAAGCCATCACCATTCATTAAAACTGTATAATTATTCCCAGCGTCATTACTGCTTTTAAATCCATCTTTCATGAAGGATAGGTATTTACTACCGTCTTTAGCGTGTATACCTAACCCGTTATATTCTAATGCGCCAGAAGTTTCGGTCACTTTAGTTACTGTTTTAGCAGTCGCATCAATTTTTTTGGAGACAGAATTTATAGACCTAATACCAGTGCTACCACCACCTAATCCATTAGCTAGGGTAGCTGCATTGTTAACACTTTTTTGATAACGGTCACGCCGTCTTTGGTCACCTAACACAACATCTTGACTTATAATTCTGTTATGAGCATCACGTTTAGTCTTAATCTCAATGATACGCACCTTATCGTTTACATCGATGATATCTTCACGCACTGGTACTAAATCGCCAATACGTGGTATTGCGTCAGGAAATTGTTCTCTCAAACTTACAAAATCGAGTGACAAAGATGTTTTTAATGATTGATCAATAATAGCCTCAATTTCTCTTTTCATCAATTCGGGGTCTTTGATACGACCATCTATTTTAGGCGGAGCGTCTCGCTTGCCGATAACCTTGGCTAGTGGGTGTGTATACTTCACACGTAAACCACCTTCTAGGAAGTTACCATCTTCTTCGAAATCTCCGTAACCCTCGATATAGGTGTATACCTCGCTAGCATCTTCTTCTAACTTTATGTTGTTAGCATTTACCTTGCTTGAAATATAATATTTAGTCGTATTACTCACAAAAGGCTTTAAAGTGAACGTCTTAGTTGTTGCATCATACTCATATTCAAGTCCGTAGCGGTCTAAACCCGCTTTAAACATGTCATACCTGGACTCGCCTTCCCCCGCATTTTCCCAACGGCTAGAAGGCACATGTATTGGTATTTTGAATTTGTAGCCAGTTCCTTGGAATACTAATTTAAAATACTCGTCAACTGTAAAACTACCAGTAACATTAGAATAAATACGGGACACCATTAAGTCATCAATTTCTTTTTCTCGTGCAGTAATACTTAAATACTGTTTATCTCCCTTACTCTTACGGTCAATAATAGTAATAACGTATATCTTTTTATCATCAGGTCCAGCGACTTTATGCACTGTCCACATTTTCGATACCGCACTGATTAGATCATGTGTATTTTCATTTTCTATAATATCGAAATTTAAACTACCGTCATCTTTTAATTTTTCGTTTACAACTGTTGGAGCATAAACAGGGTAGCCTTTACCAACCCTATTTTTTATTAGAAATGGCAAAGTACCACCTACCTATAATAAAATTTCATGTCGAATACAATTTTTTGTACAGTTTGATTAATAGTGAAGTAATTCCACCCGGAATCAAAATATGGTTGAGACAAACGAGTGTAGTCATCGATTGACACACCGTTTCTATAAGTTTGTAATCCATCAAACTTTATAGTGTCTCCTGCTTTTAAATTTAAACCTTCTATCGTCATTACTTCTGAATGTTCAAGATTCCAACTAAACTTTTTAGTATCCTCGCCTAGCGTTATTGTCACGACTCTATCAAATGTAAACTGGTCGATTGGCTTTGTACCGTAATAATAAACGTTGCCTGAATTAACATTCTCAAATGTGTATTTACGTTTAGCGCTACTCACTGGCATTTCTATTCCCATATCTGTAGACCATAAATAATTAGTATCTAGTTTCTCTAAATTTAAACTTCTACCAATACTTTGATAATAAGGCGTTTCTGAAGTTTCAAATTGCAACTCTATTTCTCCACTAGTACGATTTGTATCATAGTCACCAATGTTAACCAGTCTAAATTCTAATTGAAGTCCGCTTGCGTAGTTTAAATTAAATTTAAAGTCAGGTTCGTTAAAACCTTGAAAAGGTATCTCTACTAACGCAGGTACAAGTTCACGCAAATAAAACTTACCACTAAAAAGTGTGGCAAGTTGATTTCTTAAATGTATAGCTTGTGCTAACTTATCTACATTGTATTCAAGTGTTAATACCGCTTTTCTAGCGCTTTCCTTAACACCAGTGTGTAATCGACCGCTTAAACGTTCGATTTCTTCGTAGCTATATTCGCGATCTATATCACTTATATTTAGTGATTTAACAGTTACCCTTTTATTGGTAAAGGGATTGTCAGATACCCTATACGTCTTGTCACTCACTACTTCTACATCTCTAACAATCAACTTACCACCACCTTATGTGTAAAACTCATTACTATCCATATCTCTGATTGTATTTCTGATTAAATCTATGTCGCCTTCATTGGTAACTTGAATATTAACTACAGGTTTATTTGCCTCTGCTAAAGTATGTTGAACATCGTCTGTTAAAAATCCGTTCAAATCACTAGCGATTGAACTATTAAACCCACTCAAATCCATTGAAGGAACTAAGTTAGCATCAAACGCACTTAACATCTGATTAGAAACATTCTTCACAGCGTCTACCGCTTTGTAAGCGTGGTCAGCTATACCGATTCCTAATCCTTGTGATACGAATTGCCCGATACCTTTAAATACTTTAGAAGGGGAATGTATTCCTAATACGCTTTTAGCAGCACTAACAGCGCGTTCTGCTACACCTCTAGCTGCATCAACAACCCAACCAATACCTGCCTTGACGCCATTGGCTAAACCTTGCATTAAGTATTGTCCGACTTCTATAAAGCTACCAAAGAAGTTGCGTATTGCATTTAGTGCGTTCTGCATTCCATTGCGACAAGCGTTAACAACATTCCAAAATCCTTGGACTACAGAATTTAGGAAATTACTCATAGCTTGAATTATTGACTGAACCCATTGAAAACCGATTGAAACGATTAATGCTAGGGCTTGCCCCATTTTAGCGCCTATAGTAGATACAACTTGTGAGAACCAATTTGATACAGAACTCCAAATTTGCGTAAGGTAATTGACTGTATTTTGCCAAATTTGAGACCAACTAGATACTGTTTGACCAGTAATTCTGCTATAAGTATCGAATAAAAATTGTTGGATTTGAGACCAAATTGATTGGATACCTGCCCAAATAGTTTGGCCAACATTCGAAATTGTCGTTTGTAAGGTTAACCATGCTCCTGAAAAGTCGCCAGATAAAAACTGAATAAATGCTGTGAAAAGACCAACTACTAATTGGATTGTTGCAGAAATAATAGTACCTATTGCAGTGAATACTACTGAAACTATAGTCCACAAGCCACCAAATACGGTGATTAGTGTGTTTATAGCGGTAACAAAAACGACGCCTAAGAATTGTTGGGCGAATTGTCCTATTTGCTGAAGGATTGGCATTATTGGTAGTAAAGTCTCGTTTACTTTAGCAAACAAATCGGTTAACCATTGTTGAATTCCAGCAATGGCATTTGCAATTCCGTCCCGTAGCATATTCCAGGCATTTATAACTGCCGTCCTAAAACCTTCATTCGTTTTCCACAACCAAATAATAGCGCCGACTAAAGCTGTTATAACACCTATCGCTATCAACACAGGTGCAGATATTCCAGCTAACGCTCCACCTAATAATGGCAACGCTCTTGTAACTAGTCCGATTGGTTTAGTAAGTAGCATAAATGCGCCTTTGAGTAAGTTTAAAGCCCCGCTCAATATACCTGCATTTTTAACAAAACCAAAAATAAATCTTCCAGCTTGTAGTAATGATACGCCAAATACATTGCCTAAAATTGAACTAATGAACATAATAGGTGCCATTAATGCCCAAAACGCACCACCTAGAATAGTTAATATTCCAAAGAATCGTGCTACATTAGGGTGTGCTTCGAATAACGCAGCTGTAAATTCTACAATTTTACCTATAACTTTAAGTAATGCGCTTGCTATTGGTGCCATTGCAGTTCCAAATGCTACTAGTACCCTTACAATATCTCCAATAAGTTTCATGATCACTGGGCCATTCTCTTGAACATATTGTACAAACTTCTTAAATCCTTCAGATTTACCAACCGTTTCAGACCATTCACGAAATTTAGCAGTCATTTTTTCTAGCCACTTGAATATATTGGTAGAGTTTTGCCCAAAGGCTTTAAGTAAGTTATTGATACCGGCAAATGTATTTTTAAAGATGTTACCGATTATAGGTAGATTAGTCTTTGTATACTCCATAAACTGTTTAATAGCATTTTGACCTTTAACACTGTTAACCCATTTATTAAAGTCTTCGCCTATCCTACGTAGCCATTGTGATGACCATCGGAAAAGTGGCATCAATTGTGTAAACACACTTATCATGCCTGCGCCAAATTGACCGCCTGCACGTAGTAAATCTCCAAATATAGCTACACCAGTTGTACCCATTTCTTTAAAGAAACCCTTAGCAACTTGGCTTGTTTTAGCCCATTTAAGAACACTAGCGCTTGCTTTTTCCATTTGTGATGCAACGCCACTAAAGAAGGGATTTAACCCTTGTAGAGCAACTTTAACGGCATTTAAGCCATTGGTCATTGTATTGAAGATTTTCGCTTGATTTTGTTTAATAATAGATGCCCACGTATCCTTAACGCCTTCTAAAGCACGTTGATAAGCTCTAGTTTCATTTGTCGCTTGTAGCGTACCTTTTTCGAGCATAGTTAATGCACTAATAGCCATAGCACCAAATCCAACAAAACCACCTGCCGCTATTGCTAAAGCTCCTGATAAAGCAACTGCACCACCAGTTACAACCTTTAACGCATTACCTACAGCCATAATAGCTGGCACTAATCCTGCAATTACAGGTATTAACGCTTGAAATGATGCTATAACCATACCTTTGATTTGTTGGCCAAACACAGTACCAAATGACCTGATGCGTCCAGCTAAATGGTCCATTTTGTCACTAAATTCGCCTAAAGCCTTACCACCGTTATGCCATGTATCGACCATTTTCGCTTTTAGTAAATCCCATTTATTTACGTCTACATCTATGTTTACAGTGTGTTTTCTAATACTTTTAAGCATCGCCTTGGTAGTAAGTATTGCTCGTTTAACAGGACCAATGTCACCGTCTATATCTACTGTATGCTCTCTCCACTTTTGAGCCATTGCTTTTGCTTTTGTTAACGCTCTTTGGAACTTATTTGTGTTAGCTGTGATTTCTGTTTCAATTTCATTTGGAACAGCTGTTTTAGCTAATCTTTGTGCCTTACGTACACCACGTTCAAAGTTACTGATTATCGCATTAATACGCGCAACAAAGTTTGTATCCATATTACTCTCCTTTCTTTTTGAAGAATAATTCCTCTGCCTCTTCAATTTGTCGTTGTCTTAATGACTTACGTTGTTCAATATTCTTATCTCTATCGTGTTTAATTTGTTGAACATTCTTACTTAAATTCTCACGGGCTTTGGCAATCTGTTTAAGCATAGGTTTAACACCTTTTTTACTCTGTGCCATTGCATTAGCAGTCGCTTGGTGCAAATTGAATTCTAGTTGATCTAATTCACCTTCTCTTGCACCCCTAATCCAATCTTGCCATTCTTTAGGGGTCATTAAATACAGCTCATCTGCACTTATATAACCTAAATATTGGGCTGTTTTAATCCTGATTTCACTGTAATTTAGTAAGGTTCTTTGCCCGTAAGAGTTGTGTATGTTGCTTTCATAAACGGAAGAGCGTTCTTCGCCTCTTCTTTGTCTTCTTCTTTGACTAACTTCGGCGCTTGATTCATTTGGAACCAGAACATCTTGAACTCTTCCTTGAAAAAACCCGATTCACCTAATACTTGAATAGCACCTTGTAACAAACCAATCGTACCGTCTTTTTCTTCGATAACTTTCAAAATAGCGTCTTGAATATCTTCTTTAGATGGACGTTGTTTAATGTGGGCTAATGCGCAATCCCAAAACTCAACAATAGCAGTAGTCTTTCGGTTTAGAATTCCTTGCATAATATGGTGATAACCCGATGCTTTATTCCCGTCTGAATCTTCTTTAGCGTACTTTTCGGCATGAATATCAAACATAAAAGTACCTTTTGCTTTATAAGTAATATCGTTAATCTCTAATTCTGTAATTGGTTCAAACTTTTCCGCTTGGAATACATTTTGTTCGCTCATTAATGGATAACCTCACTTTTTAAATATAAAAAAATAGGGGCGATATGCCCCTTAACTTATTACAACTCTGAATCAGACTCATCTACATTGCTAACTGTAAAAGACTTGCTAGTTGACTTACGTTCTTCCAAATCTCCTGTGTATTCACCAGGTTTTTCAAATTCAACAGTAGTACCAGCAACTGAAGCATCTAACCATGATGGTGGCAATTCTTCGAAAACACCGTCAGCAGTGTTAAATTTTACTTTAACTGTTACTTCAATTGTATCTTCCTCATCATCAAACGAATTACCATACTCTTCAACAACTGTGTAACCAAATGCAGCATGATATCCATCTTCTCTTTTTTTCTTTTCAATTAACCAAACTTTGATTTGTTTGCGTTCTTTAATAGCTTTCTTAAATTGGTCTTGTCCTTTATCTCCAGGAATACGACCAAATGTTAAATTAATTTCTTCTGCTACAGATTGATAAGAGTAATCAGTCTTGCCTGCTACAATTTTTTCTGATAGCTCTGAAGAAATTTTAGTTTCGCCCTCTTGCAAGTCCGATACTAATAAACCCATAACACCGAGCGTATTATTAGTAGGTTCACACACAGCAATATAACCTGTACTCATTAGCTACACTCCTTCTTGTAAAGTTTTATGACGCACTCTGTATAGCAATCTCAATACGCCATGTTTTGTAAACTGATCTATGTCAGTAAATACTTGAGAATTATCTTTTTTAATCCAATCTATTTCGTAATCTCTAAAATCTAAATGTTGTCTGCATGCGTAATTAAGGTACTTAAGCAACTCTCTAGCCTCTGCACCGTTCTCATATTGGCTGTAAACATGAAATGTAATGCCAATAGTTTCACGCATACCTGGTGAGCGTTCACTCTCTGTTACATTCGATTCACCCACCACAATATATGGGTAAGCGACATCTTTTTGAACGCAATCAAAAACCCTACTACCGACTAATCTGTCAGTGATAGGGTTCTGTACTAAATTATTTATAACTTTGTAATATAAGAGTGGTTCTGCCGTTACCCACATATTAACAACTCCTAGCTAAAATATCGTTTGAATACTCTTCTGCCTTCGTCGATAGCAGGTTCCCAAAATGGCTGTGGCATTTGTCCGTAGGTAGTGTGCCATTTACCGTTAGGATCTTTATAAGTCCATGGTATTTTGTGCGCTCTACTTCCTTTTGTGGCATAAATTCCCGTGCCATAGTTTACGTACAATGCATAGCTACTGCCTATTTTTACAACACCAGTAAATCCACCATTTTCAAAATCAACAGTCGTTGATTGTCTCAAGAATCCAGTATCAACTGGCATTAAGTGAATCACAGTGTTATAGATTTTAAGTGTTGTTTTAGCAACCCCTTTTTTAACCCAATCTTCCATTTCTTCACGATAATCTTCCAACTCAGCCACAAGTGATTCAGCACCGTATTTAACCTTTGCCATACGGTACCTCCTGCAAACGAGTAAGATTGACTTCGTGCATACCACCTTGGTCTACTGGATAACCTATAATTTGGTAGATTCTACCCTCGTATTTAAAGTAATCTTCTGTATTTATTGGTATGTCATACCGAGTATATAGGTTTCTGTCGAAAGATTTACCCATTTGATGGTACTTAAGCGTTTCAGAAGTTGTAGGCGTGTCCATAAATCCGTTGAACGTTGTAACTTCTTCATAATTTACGATTGGATTGGGATAACTATTTACTTTAGTCTTTTTAACCTTAGTAATTGTATGGGGGTATTCGTCGAATGGATCAAACATATTACCACCTCAACTGACGTAAGGGTTTCAAATGTTTATATGTGGCTTTAGGTAATTCTGTAACAAATGTATAAGACACCGTGCCCATCGACCTACTAGCAATATTGCTGTTAGTACCGTATTTAATACTTTCAGCAATAAATTTACGTACACCGAATGGATAAGGTGCCTCAAATTGTTTGTTACAGTATTCCTCTGCAATTCCTTTGTAAAAAAGGATTAAATCTACTAATGTGTCGTCATTTGATGCGTCATCAGTAGGCCAACTATTAAGTCGTTTCACGTCGATTGGTAACATTATTCAGCACCTTCTAACGCCTCGACAAGTTCAGCTTTTTTCATATCGGAACATCCCTCAATATTACGCTCTTTAGCCAACTCTTTTAACTCTGCTACTTTCATATCAGAATAGTCTGTTGGCTCTTCAACACGCTTTATTGCAACAATTCCGCGCCGGTTATTAATTGTGGATAATTCAGTTAATCGTTCTTCACTTACCTGCACCCCTTTACGCGGGAATGTATCGCCCACATTGTACGGGTGACCGTTATCTTGACTGTCAGTAAAGTATTCTTTAACGATATACGTCACTATTAATCACTCCTTATAGGCTGTGTTCGTCTTCAGAAGCTGATTTAGTGATTTTCACCACTTTAGCTTCGTCATAAAGATAAGCAACATAATGCTTATCAGAGAATAATGCAGTTGATTTGTGTGAAGCATGACGTTCAGTTTCTAAGAAAAAGTCACGCTTAGTAATAAGTTTCACTGCGCCTCTTTTAGCAAGAATAGCTTCGCCCTCTTTAATTTTATTGCTACGTACAATAATCGCTCCTAACGCCTCTCCAAAAGCACCTTTAACGATTACATCATCACCCAATAAAGTAGCACGTGTGAAGTTATCAGTAGTACTAGCACGTAATTTACCAGCATCTAAAGGATTTACAAATAAAACCATTGGTTCTAAATCTTCATCATTAAATTTATCAATTGCTGTTTGTAATCCAGCTAATTTAGTAATATCAGCCTCTACTGTTAGAGTAGCACCTTGAAGCGCTTCTAATACGTCATTATCTACTTTATTAGCGATTGCTAAACCGTGTTGACGTACTGCCTCGCCTTTAGGATCCCCGTAACCAGATAAAAGCGCCTCATCCGTTAATACAGTACCTTTACCAATCTTGCGAATAGTTGCCTGACGCTTTTTAGTTTCGATTAAATCGATTGGGATTTCTTCACCTTCAGGCACTACTTTTGCATCACCACTGTAAACAAATGCCGGGAATGTAATTGTGTTACCAGGTTGGCCTACTAACGTGTTATCGATGTCCGCGAATTGCGCGAATTTTAATTTTTTATCCAATTCTGCTTGCATCATTGGAGCCAATACTTCCGGATTGACCATATTGGCAAGTTTAGTCATATTTTCTAACGCCATGAATAATTACCTCACTTTATTGATTTAATAATTTGTCGTACGTTTCACGATGGTTGTAGAACAAGTCCTCACGTTGAGCGACTGTCATTTCGTCAAATTGCTCTTTTGTGATTCCTGTGTTAATTGCATCCCCATCGTTAGGAGTACGCCCTGTAGCTTTGTTATCAGCAAATAAATAAGGTTTAGACTCTTGCAGTGCTTTTACTGCATCTTCTAAACCTTTAACGTTGCCATCTTCTTGAAGTTCAAGATTACTTTTATCAAGCATCAACAGAACATCGTTAGCGTCGTTTGCATCTTTGGCAACCGCTAACTTGATAGCGTTATTAAGTTGTGATTCTTGGTACTTATTTTGCCAATCTGCATTAGCTTGTTTAACTTGTTCGAGTTCCTTTTGAATCTCGCTTTCATCTTTAGCAGATTGTTCTAATTTTGCAATTTGTTCATCACGATTGTTGATTTCTGCTTTTAAGTCTTTAATCTCGGCGTTCTTATCGTTTAAACGTGAACGTGGTACCATTCCAGATTGCGACTCGTCTATAGCGTCTAATACCTTTTGTTTATCAACCTCACCGTTTGCAAATTGCTCTAATAATGCATTTAAGTCCATATTTAACTACTCCTTTTACGTTTTTTACGTGTAACGACACGAAAGTATTATAAAAAGAGCAGTTTAACGACTTACTCTAGGTCGAGTGGTTAACGTTTACCACCAACGAGATAATTGGATCACCTTAACCTTTCCGTTTTGACTTCTCCCATTCACGATATGATACTGTAGGAATCACTTCTGTAGAACCATCGTCATTGCGTACACGCATTACACCTGGCAGTTCATCCTCATCGATGTAATACAGTAACTTACAGCGACAATTGATATTCTCTTTAGCACTGGCCACACCCACAAATAAATGTGGTGCTTGTCCTACGCAGCCACTAGATTTGAAGTTATCATCTATTTCTACTGACTTACCATCTAAATGACGATGTGTGTCACGTGTGCGCGCATCTTTAGTAGCTGACCAACGTTTCATCATCTTCATTCCATTGTTTTTAGCTACCATAGCACTGTCTAATCCTGCTTGTGACATCGCTCTGCCTGCCTCTGTACGCGCCACTCGCAACGATTGAGCCTTAGCTATACCCAAATCATCACGTAACGCTTTGGCTATCTTAGAATAGCCCTCGCCACTCATGATACCTTGCGTAATGTGTATGCGAATGCGTTTAAGGACCTCGTTGCGATGTTTCTGTAGGGTCGGAACTAAACGGATAAATTCAATAGGTTGTTCAATCGCTTTGTTAATCACAGACACAGTAGGTACATCGAATTCCATTGATGATTGACTAGCCATTTCATACAAATAAAGACTCATCATATACTTCTCGATGTAAGCATTATGTTGAGTCTCTTTTATAGCTTTAGCTACTTGGTTATAATCTTCGGTCAGCATTTGCCCTATACGTGCAAGTTCTTTATTCAAGCGATTGTACTTATTAAATTCCGTCCACGTAACATGAGGGTCGTCTGATTGGTACTTTTCAAACATATCTGCTAACTCTTGATTGATTACTTTCAATCGCTTAGCGAATAACACTTCAAGTTCTTTTTCAGACTTTGCAATCAGTTGCTCAATGTGATTATCTATTTGCGTTTGATTCGTTATCTTCGGATTGTCCGCCATTCGCAGCACCTCCGTTTATATCAGGTAACTGCTGATTTAATTCAAGGTTATCTTGCTCAATACGTTCTAGCTCTGCCACAGGGTCATCAACCCATGGGTGGTTGGTAACAACAGTCTCTTTCGATAAGTACTGCGATTGTACACCAATCTGTGATTGTTCTAATTCATTGACCATAACATTGAAGTTAAATGTGATCTCGACATCTTGTACTTTTATATTAAGCTTGTAGAAGTCAATAATGTACTGCAGTAACTCTTGTAAAGCGGTTAAAGTTTTATTCTTAAGTTTGTTAGCCTTTAAATCTAAGTTGCTATACATAAATTTAAGTGCAATTCCCGACGGACTGTTACCGAATTTATCTTGTTGGAAGTCGACACCTTGCCCGAATTCAATAACATAATCACGTAACATACCTAAGTATTCTTTTGACGACTGCACCGGTACCTCGATTTGTATCGTATCTACACCGCTACCGTCACCGTCAACATTAATAGCTTTATAGTATTTCAGGTTACGCATAAACTCGTCTAAATCTTGACCCTCATAACCTTTTAAGATGTATATCAATTCCGTTGATTCATCAAAAGTGTTCTGTGTATCTGATAAACGTTTATCCATCGCATCGATGATTGTCTTATACATAAATAAGTCGCTCATCTCTTGAGGGTTATTCTTAAACGGAATAAAAGGAACACGTCCCCAACTCACACGCTTATTACCAACGTAATAGTGTGATTGAATGTGTTCCTCTCCATGATAATAGTCTGGAATAAGTATTCCGTCTTGATATTCATAATATGTGACGTCTGTATCCGTCCAATACTCGACACGTTCAGCACCATCTAATCTGTAATACCTAATAAACGCTTTTAACGTGTCACGCTCTTTATTTGTCCAAATAGGGATTGCTTGTTCCGCTGGTACTCTGAATGTCTTGAATTCTCCATTCTCATCAATGTATGGTTGCAACCACTCAACACCTTTATTACTAGCTGCAGTAAGTATATCCACTAACTTATCGTCCCACTTGTGATTTAACACTTCTTGGATTGTTTTGAGCGATTTATCGTCATCGCTAGAGAACGTCACTGGGTTAGCTACTGCATATGCTACTTTTTGGTCTACTAGATTCTGATGATAGTTGGTGTACATACGCCAGTCAGGCTTTAGAGGGTCAATTTCCCCTCTGTTATCCAACTTAGGTGCTAACCTTAACACATCAGGGTCATGGTTATAATACCTTTCGCCCACTGTAATATCTTCTATTTTAGGTTTATGATCATTGATTAAACGAATTATCATTTCTTCTTGCGTTTCATACTTAGGTTTAATTTGCTCAATAACTCTTTCGTGATAAGGCTTTTCGTTCGGCCAAAATATAACAATCACCTTCTTTACGTTAAAATTGAAATCTTGTTCTGACGCATATCACGCTCTAATGCATAGCGTGTAGCGTCAATAGTATGGTTATCTTTATCTTCTAATTTAGGTTTAACGTTACCATCTTTATCCGTTTCAAAGTCTATATTCTCAAATTCACGTGCGATATTAGGGGTGCGATTAGGGTCAATCACAATAGCATCTAAATCATTCAACCATTGCTCCCCATATTCAACTGAATCAGGTCCCTTTTTAACCCCTTTAATACGTTTAATACCGTGTTCTTTTCGCAACTCATCAATCGACTTAGGTTCGGCGCTATCTGCGTATATATCATCACTCTGATAACCTTTTGACCATAACCACTTACCAAACTGCCTATTACTAATTTGAACGCCATAATACTCATCTACGGCGTATATAATACGTTTCTTTTTATCGTAATGCCAACGTACAAAGGCTAAAGGGTCAGTAGCATATCCGAAGTCAACAGCGTTACGTATGTTATCAAACGACTTAAACAACTCATCAGGTATCTTCTCAATCTGTAAGTTATTGAATGGTACAACACCGCTACCGATAGCCTCTCCTAAATACTCCCAACGATAACGCAACTCATTACGTTCTTTCGCAGCCTCCGCCTCATCGATAAACTGTTTAGCGATAAACGGATTATCTAAGTATGTAGAGTGATGTACGAATGTGTTATCAGGTTGAAACGAGCTTTCGTACTTTTTGTTAACCCACGATTGCTTACGTTTAGGCGGGTTGTAACTGAAGAAGAATTTATAAAACAATCCCTCGTCTAACTCTCCGCGTAACATTGAGTTAGTAATCGTTGTTACTTCATCTTCGGTTTTAAACTCCGCTAATTCCTCAATCCACATAATAGAAAAAGGGAATCGACTATCTTTTAACGATTTTAATCGCTCTGGATTCTGCGCTCCTCTGAAGATAATTCGGTTCCCTCTTGGTATATATGTGATTTCCATTGGCGACACTTTCACTTTAAATAATTGTGACACCTTTTGTTGTTCTATTGCCCATTTTATTTGTTCAAACACAGATGTTGCTAAAGTGTTGTCTGTTTTACGTACAACTACTGCATTCATCGGATAACGCATGATTAATTGGGTGATGATAATTGATATATCAGACGACTTACCACTACCACGGCCACCTTTACCAACCACATTAAGTATGTTCGGGTTTTTCGTAGCACGCCATAAATCACGAAAGTGTTCAGGTATCAGTTCAGATAAATTAATCGATGTCGTCATTGAATGTCACCGCACCTTGCATTGAAATTTCTTGCTTTTCAACAGGATTGTATCCAGTTCGATCTAAAATATCTTTCGACGCTTGGAATCTTACAAGCTCACTCTTAGCGTCTAATAAATTAATCATGGTTTGCAGAGCTTTAGGTACTTGTTTTTGTAAATGTTCCGCTTGATAACCTTTGAAACCTTCTCTAAATTTATCGTTAGCCTTCCACCTAGATATAGTCGCACGATTAACATCAATTTGTTCTGCAATATCCATGTCCTTAGCGCCAGTATCTGTCTTAATCTGAATATAGGCTTGTTGTTTTTTGGTTAATTCTAAATACGCTCCAAATGTTGCGTTATTTTGCATATTAGTCATCTCATATATCACCAACTCTCACGCTAATCGCATATATAAATTAAAAAAGAGTACTTGTAAGAGTACTCTACGTAAATAATTACTGTTATCTTTTAAAATAATTTCGAGGATTAAAATCACTCTTTTTAATAATCACTTTAAACGTTAAATGTTCATTGTCTTCTTGAATTTCATCTACAGTCAAAGCTCCGTTATCTATAGCAAGTTTTTTCAAATCGATTACACCATCGTCTTGTTTTTTTATCAAAAAGCTAACTATCTCACTATGTCTTAATTCGTTGAAAAATTTTATACGTGAATCATATTTTTCTTGTGTTTCATTATAAACATACATTATTATTTCTTTTTCTCTGTTTATAGATTCGACTTTAACTTCTGCATTGATGAATATTCCATTATTATTAATTTCCAACATGCATATATGATACATAAAACTCCCCCTTTTATTATGTGGTAATTATACCAAAAAAGACGCTGAAAAGGGGTTAACAGCGCCTAATTGATTATGTTTTGTTATTTTATTTGAGCTTTACACTCATATGAATATATACTACTAAATACATACACTCATATCAGCATAAAGTAAGACGCCCAGTTGCTCTGGACGCCTAGTTTAGTTACTAATCAACTTCACTAAACAGATGAAACCACAATTTTGAAAGGAGGGAAAATGTCGTCATCGCAGTGCTTATATTAAGCACATTAACATTATAACCCCTAAAGTGATGCTATTTTTCCGCGTTTTTTCCGCATTTAATGTATCATTCCTAACTCGTCAGCAAGGCTTTCTAAAATACACTTACGCAACCTATAGGCCATAGTCTTGCCGATATGCATTTCATCAGCAACACCAGTTAAATTAAATTTTCTTGGTTTAGCAAAATAATATAAATCCATTAGCCTACGACCTTCATTTGTTGTATTCTCATACACTATCTCAACAGCCATCTTCACTCTTGCTAATTGAGCTAACCGTCTATCATTAACAACACGTGTTGCTTTAATTTCCGTAACACTTACATTTTCACTCGAACGTCCACCACCAATATTTTCATCAGTAGGTTGCCACGGGTGTAATACTTCTTCGCGCACTCTATTAATATCTTTATCGATATACGGATAATTGCGTAGTTCGCTTTCCAAATAATTAATAGTCGATTTTCTTAATGGCATTAATCGTCCCCCTCAAAGTGTCTTAATCTACTTTCTAATACTCGCTTTTCATATTCCCTAGCCTCTAACTTGCCCCTAAGTTGTGCGTTTTCGGTGATGAATCCTAGTAGTAATAATGTATATATCACAAACAGTATAATCCACCACATCTAATATTCCTCCGTATCAACTTCATCTTGCAGGTACATATCATTCATCAATGCCTTAGCACCTTCATAAATTAAGATTGTTACCACAGTGTGTAATACCACTCTTAAATATTTCATATGATCACTCCTCCCTAGTATCAACAAGACTTGAAAGAATTTTAAAGTGACGTCTCAATTCTTCATCACTTGAATTACGAAGTATTGGACTTTTTTCTCTTGCGTATTCAATAAACCCATTCTCAAAGTCTTCCTTTTCCTCAGGCGACATATTCCTGTACTCTCTAATACTTTTTCTATATTTTTCTGGTAATTTAAACACGCTATCACTCCTCCATCGACATGTATTTACTCATTTCTAACAGTCCCGCTACTTCTAACGAAAACATCGGACTATGTATAACAGTTACATCGTTGTTTGGTTTTTTGATACATACAACAATATCTTCAACTTCTCCGTTAAGCTGCATTTCCCCTGCTTCCGACAACACATCTAACGTAGATTTGATTTCCACCTTATCACTCCTTATTAAGTAACTCCTTGATTCGTTGTAGTATATCTTTACTACAAGTCTTCTGATTTGATGAATGTTCCATTTCTTGTTTCGCCTGTTCTGTCTTTAATCTCGTCATACGCATATTGTAAACACTCCTCTAATGTCCAGCCGTGTTGTTGTGCCAAAATTATTAATGTAACTACTGTGTCACCTATACCGTCTTTTAATTCCTCTATACGGTTACGTGACATAGCTTTTGCAATTTCTCCCGATTCCTCCCACACTTTCAACGCTTGTCTGTCAGGGTTTCCATTGTGTAATCCTTTATCAATGCTCCATTGTTCTACTTGTTTAATTAATTTATCCATCTATTTGTCCTCCTAGTTACTCTTCGTTTACTCTTTGTTACTCTTCGTCTTTGCTTTTTAAATCATGCAGTAGGTTATCGAATTCATTCGTGCCCTCCAACATATCCATTCTTTTCAACGTCTCCTCAATATTAGTTGATAATGACTTATAATGTTCAATGCGCGGAAATCGTTGGGTATCGCTTTGCAACACTCGGATATAGCCTTGCAACATTATATAATCTTCGATACATTCTTCTTTAAGCTCCTGCCATATCTTTTTGTAATCGACTTTAGCCATAAAAATTGAACTCCTTTTCAAACTCAATCATGAGCTCTTTAAGTAATAATCTGTAACGCTTTAATTCAGCTTTCGTCGGTCTCTTGCTTTTGTAATCCCAACTATTTTTATTCGGATTACTTTCTTTCCATTCTTGATAATTCATTTCCAACTGTATTAATCCTTTGTACTTATTCATCAAGTAAAATATCATTTGTTCTTTTTCATTTGTCATCTTTTAACACCTCATCTAGTTTATGTCGCAAGTTGATGTACCACGTGTTATGACTGACTGATAACTTATAATTGATATGGCGAGTGAATAAATCCACCACATCATCTAATCTACGTTTCAGTTTTGCATTATCATCGATAAGTTTTGCGTTACTTAATATTAATTCGTCACGCTCTTTCGATATTTCTACTAACTCCCCTTCAATGTTTAAGGATACGTTGCAGTACTCATCTAATTTTTTGCTTAATTCATCACGTTCTGCACGTAAACGGGTAATATCTTCGATGAGTGTGTCACGCTCTGATTTGTAATCTGTCATTTGATCATCTCCCCTACATATCAAATATGCTAATCTGGCTGCCTAACTCCTCTGCGTACATCAGATTGTGTATCGCCTTATATTCGTTAAATTCTGCATATGTGAAAAAATCATCTATATGACTAAAGTGTGATTGTGAAAAACCTCGCATGTTGTAACCTCCATCAGTTTCCCGTACAATCATTACTTTTTCTTCCGCTGCATTGTATAAGTGGAATGTGTTCATTACACCAACCCCAATTCTTTTTGCAGTTCAGCTATACTCACTTTTACAGCTACCATTCGCTTACTGTAGCCGTTCCTTTCATAAGCATCTGCTTCTCGTTTTTTAGTTCTATTGTTAGCAATGGAATCAAGGTAGTTTTTGTTTATACTTAGTTTCTTCACCACTTCATCTTTAGTACCAGCACAAATAACCTCATCGCCTTTGTAAACCACATATTCATACATTGGTACACCCATCACTTATCACTCCAATTCTCGTAAGCACGTTCTAAATACCATCGTGCCTTTTCTATATCCTCTTTACCGTTCTTATGTTGCGCCCTGCTGATATACTTAATCGCATTACCAATCGCAAATGCCATTTCTGCAGGGTAGTCTTTAGTGACCTGCTCTATATAATCAATCACTTCAATGTTGCCGTATGTGTAGTGTGGTGGTTGGTTAACCACATCTTTATTAGTCATAAATAGCCTCCCAATCGTCATCATCAGTAATGTTGTAATACCAAGCATTATCTAGCTCGATTTGTGCCATTTCTTTGCCTTTGAAGTTATATATTAATTCTGTAACAATACCTTCATAGCGTTGTTCATCCACATAAAATGAAACCTTATCGTCAATGTTTAAATCACGAATTTTTAGTTTCATTTAGATCACTCCGCCAATTTTTAAAATCTTCTCTATTGACCAACCTCTGTTTATTCTTTTGCGAATCGTTGTTTTACTAGTCTTTGTTAATGCTGCAAGTTGAAGTGTTGTTATTTTTTGACCTTTATATTCATGCACACTTGAACGGTCATTAGGTATTTCAGGTAAATCAATTACAGTTTCTAATCTCTTTTGAACTTTCTTTTTCGGCATCTCTCTAGGCACACCTGCAAATCTGCATAAATCATAGTACGCCCTGCTAGGTTTAACCGATTGCGGTACTGTAGTTAACCATGGTTTCTCTTTTCTTTTCGTTTTATATCTTTGATAGGCTTGTTCCATTTTCGATTTCTCGAATTCATCATGAGATGTTATCGTCGGTTTCTCTCCATTACGATGCAATGCTAATACTGTATGCATATTAATCACCTTCTATTTCATTAATTATTAATACTGTGCGTGCAGTCTCTGCGTATTTTTTGAATGTTCTGATTTCATAAATCAGTGTGTCGTCCACCCATAATAAATTGTTACCTGCATCTAATATCGTCTTAAGTAAATTATCAATATCAGGCTTTATAGTGTGAGGATGTCCGATACACGCTTCTTTTTTATACTTCGGCCACGACTTACTAGGCTTGAAGTAAAATTCAACCGTTAGTCTTATCGGCTTATCTATCATCAAATGTGGTAGTTGATCAGCTACAAACTTTTTATGTTTTACATATGGTGCAGGCATGTAAGTATGCCCACCACCACTAAATCTAGGTCTCGATGACCCTTTCGGATTGCCAAGATTTCTATCATTTTCCAGGTAAAATATTTCGATTCTAGTTTCGCCCATGTCTGCTCCTTTGCGTAAAATTAATTTCATCAAAAACGATGTGACTTACTTTGTCGTAGTCGTCAAACAGCGTAATTTGCCCTCTATCAAGCAATCTTTCTATTGCCCAACCCATTTGTACCAAATTGATTTGAATGAGCGTATCGCCTTTATATGTGTCTCTGTAGAGGTCTCCTAAAAAGTCTTGCATCTCTCCAATTGTCATCAGTAAAACCTCTGACTCTTTTTGTAGAATTCCATTTGAATCACACCTGTTTCGCCATCTTTATTTTTTACAACGTTCACTTCTATGTCTGATTTTCCAGTCTCGTTATCTACAAGATCTTTATCGTAATAATCATCTCGATAAAGCATAAAGATGAAGTGTGCATCTTGCTCAATTCCGCCAGTTTCTCTTAAGTCACTCATCATAGGCCGTTTATCTTGCCTAGATTCAACGCCACGACTTAGCTGAGCAAGTGCAATAATGACGCACCCTGTCTCTTTGGCAATTATTTTTAGATCTCGACTAATTTTTTCAACTTCTAGCCGTCTTTCTTTCATCGGGAAGTCTGACTTCATAAGTGTTAAGTAGTCGATGAATATAACGTGTGGTTTATCACTTTCTTGCATTGCCTGCTCTCTGATATCCCTCGGCGTAATAACTGCACCATCGTGTATAGATAAGTGGGATAGTTGCTTAATTTGATTAATAGCGTCCATAATTTTGTTTGTTTCGTCTAAAGACAACCCTTCCGACTGCTTAATCTTAGTTAGCGGGATATTGGTAATCATCGATATTAAGCGTTCACCTATATTGGTCCCACCTGTTTCTAAACTGAAGAACGATGTCGGATAACCTTGTTGTGCGATACGCCACATAATATTTAACGCGAATGCCGTTTTACCAGTTGAAGGTCTACCCGCTAATATATTGAGTTGGGACTTCTCAAACCCTAGTATTTTGTTGTCAATACTGTTGTACTTCGTCTTGATAAACTCTCTAGGTTTATCACTCAACACATTCGTCATGATTTCTTCTAAAAACGTATCGGTAGGGTTAGCTTTTTCGATACTCAACTCTTGCAATGCGTTTATCTCGTCTGTTAACACTTTTAAATTCTGTTCGTCTGGTTGTTGTAGATACTCATTCACTTTGTTTACAGATTCATTTACTACGTACTCATTTAATAAATTGAGTTGATCATTCATGAAGTAAGATACTTCGGCAATATCAAAGTTGTAGATTTCAGATAAAACTTTAGTAGGTATGAAGTCTTTATCATTACGACACTTGTAATAAATTTCGTTGACGTCAACCTTACCAACATCTAGTACATACTCAATAAACTTTCGTGTGTGCTCATTCTCAAACATTTCAGGCGTCAACTTCAGTTTGCTTATCAGTTGAGGGTCTCGCATTAGGTTGGAGACTAGACTTTTTTCAGTCTCAAGTCTATCTATCCGTGTCAAAGCCTAACTCCTCCCTCATACGTCGCCAACGTTCCCTCGCTTCTTCTAAACCTTTTTGATATTCAGGATCGTTTTTTAAAAGATATTCCTTTGTCTCTTCTTCGGGTATTTTCGTATAATTAAATACTTTAGGTTTATATGCAATCAGATCAGCAACCGTAGGTTTATATTTGTTGTTTTGGATGTAAGATTTTGTTTTTCTTAATGTCGGTTCGTAATCCCCTTTATCCATTAACATATTTATCCATGTTACAGCTTTCGCTTTGTTATTGCTGAACCCCATTGTGTATACATCGTCAATCATCTTCAGGATGGTAACTGCCTCTTGTTTGGTCATCGGCATTTTTATACCTCCCTTAAAAGCTCATCAAGGACATTGCCTCCATCACTTTTATTGTTGTTTTTCATTTCATCTTCATAGTTATTTAGAAAGCTTTCTTGTCCTAAAAATGTTTTAGGGTATTTTTGATATTGTTTATCTGTGATTGTTTTTAAATATTCACGAGTACCATTCATTACAGTTTCAAAGTCATATTTTTTAAGTGTAGATTTAAATAAACTGTACGCTTTTTTCTTATCTATCTTTTTATTGTATAAATCCCACCATTCATTAAATCTCTCTTGCGTAACGTCAGTTGCGCTATTGTTATTTATACTTGTAATATTTAATCTTGTATTATTATTACTTGTATTATTCTCTTTGACATTTGCGTCAATAGGGGTATTGACAGAATTATCAATAGGGGTATTGATTTTTGCGTCAATAGGTATTGACGATTGCGTCAATGGGTACATTTTTCTTTGCTTAACTTCATTACCTTCTTTAATAATTTCAATATTCAAATAACCATATTTGTTAAGGTTTGATATTCTGCGTGAAATCGTTTCTTTTACTACGTTATACAATTTCGCAAAGTAACCATTACTCGCTGTGCAGTAACCGTATTTATTGCTTAATGATGTGATTTCAGCGAATAATAACTTCTCACTGTCTGTAAGGCGATTATCGTATCTTACGTTTGCTGTAATTATTGAATAGTAACTTGGCTGATCAGTCATCTTTATCACTTCCTAACAGTTCTGATACAGTTACTCCCATTTCGTCAGCTATGATTTTCAGACGTTTTACATTGGGTTTTTGCACATCGTTTTCCCAATTAGATACAACGCCACTTTTAGCATTAAACCTTTGCCCGAATTCCGCCATCGTTTCACCTAAATTAAGACGGTGTTGCTTTATTTTTTGACCTAAAGTCATAACCCTGCTTCTCCCTCCAAAATTCTATTAAATTCATATAACTTTGAGATATTTACTTGTAAGTGCTTTTTATAACTGAACTATCAGAGAAATTACCGAAAGAACAAGCGCTATTAAATTTAAAAGAATTAAAGATAAATAAATGATACAATCCTCTTTTTTCATTTTGGTTCTCCTTTCAACATTTTATTAAGACGCTCATCCACATCGACCCAGCTATCGTGCAGGTGGTATTTGTCGTTAAAACTATCCATCCCTATGTTGTGTTGTTCTGTGTGGTGTTCACGGCATAGCGCTAATACTTGATTGCCGTAATGATTTATCTTAGTTCTGTCACGCCCTCGTCCTACTGCATACCTATGTGCTAAATCTGAATGAGGTCTCCCACATATAACGCAGTTTCTATTTACTGTTGACCAGTAGAGTTTTGATTTATCCCCTTTTAATAATTCACTTGTTTTGTAGCTGAGGGGTATTCCGTTCTCAAACACCCAATCCAATGTGATGTCGATGATTTGTGAAGCTTGTGTTCGAGTGCAATTACTAAGTGATATGGGGTTGTCATATCCATGATATGTTCTTGTACATTCGATAAACATATGCCTCATGTAGTCCATAGGTTGGCCCGTATGTTCTTCTATATCTTTGACTAAAGCGAATATCTTACGGCGTTGTTTGTCGGTGATTTGGAACGGATCTACGACGTTAACATCAACTTCTACATCGAATCCGTTATCGAGTAGTAGCGTTTCCTTATCGCCTAATTCAACACCCGAGATGACAACAGTTGTTGTGCCGTCATCTTGAGTGATGTAGCTTGTAATTAAA